ACTTACCTTGAAGGCCCAGAGGGGGAGATATTGGGGGCAGGTGCCGCTTCCGCCCATGTCCTTGAACGACTGGGATTCGAAGGCGTTATCGATAAAACAGTAGATATAAAGTTTGGTTTAAATCGTAAGACAGGACGCCTTGGGCCAGAACTATCCAAGCGTCTTCAAATGGAGGGGGTGTATCCCGATACGGCGCATATTATTACGTTTCCGGGTTACGAAAAAAACATCCGCTCCAAGTTCGCCAAATTTGACCCAGCCAAGAAAGGAAGTGCCGACATTTTCGCTGCCAAAGGCGGCGGCGTCAGTTCTCTTAATGGGATAGCGCGAAACATGACTCGTGGTTATGCTAACGGGGGTGGCGTAGGATCTATGAATGAAACCGCACGATCAATGTTTATGTAATGCTTAAAAATCAGGATATAAAATATGGCTAACGATCCTCGTGTATCGCTGATAGAGCGACGGAACAATAACCCGGACATAGAAGACATGGCACTCGATATTGAAATCGAGCAGCCCGGAACTTTACTTTCTTCTGAAAACGCCATTCCGGCGGGGATTGAGATAGAGGAAGAGGAAGACGGCGGTGTGGTTATTGATCTGGATCCAAGTGCTTCCAGAGAACGGGGTTCTGAAAACTTTTTCGATAATCTGGCGGAAGAACTGGATGACCGCGAACTGGGCGTTATTGCCAACGAATTGACTGCTGAATTTGAAGCTAACAAAACGTCGCGTGGGGATTGGGAAGATGCCTATGCCAACGGGTTGGAATTGTTGGGTTTTCATTACGAGGAACGAACACAGCCGTTCCGTGGTGCAACCGGCGTTACCCATCCTTTGCTGGCCGAAGCGGCCACGCAATTTCAGGCACAGGCCTTTAATGAAATGCTGCCGCCCGGCGGACCCGTAAGAACGGTCATCATGGGCGATTTGACTACTGAAAAGGAACAACAGTCTCAGCGTGTACAGGAGTTTATGAATTATTACATCACCAGTGTGATGGAAGAGTACACGCCGGAATTTGATCAGATGCTTTTTTACCTGCCGTTAGCGGGTTCTACTTTTAAAAAGGTATATTACGATGAGTCAATGGAACGTGCGGTCAGCAGCTTCGTCCCTGCTGAACACCTTGTCGTCCCTTTTGAAGCGAGCGACCTCGAAACTTGCCCAAATATTACACAGGTTGTTAGAACACCCCTTAACGATTTGCGTAAAAAACAAATTTCTGGCTTTTATCGAGACATCCCGGTCCATCCTACGCAAGCTGAAAGCTCGGGTATATCCAAAGAGCTGGAGTATCTTGAAGGCGTTCATCCATCGACTATCGACTATGACTGTACGTTGCTGGAATGCCATGTGGACTTGGATCTACCGGGTTATGAAGAAATCGGAGAAGACGGAGAACCCACCGGAATAAAAATTCCGTATGTGGTTACCATCAGTGAAGATAATGGACAGGTACTGGCTATTCGTCGGAACTATAAGGAAGACGACGAGCAGAAACGAAAGATCCAGTATTTTGTACATTACAAGTTTCTGCCCGGATTTGGTTTCTACGGACTGGGCCTGATCCACACGATTGGCGGCTTGTCCCGTACAGCCACTGCTGCACTGCGGCAGCTTATCGACGCGGGTACGCTGTCGAACCTTCCCGCAGGATTCAAGGCCCGTGGGCTGCGGATCAGGGACGACGAAGATCCCTTACAGCCCGGAGAGTTTCGAGACGTGGATGCGCCCGGCGGAGCTATCCGAGACAGCTTGATGCCGTTGCCATTCAAAGGGCCGGATGCCACGCTGTTCCAGCTTTTGGGTTTTGTAGTTGAAGCCGGTCAGCGATTTGCCACGATTACGGATTTGAAGGTCGGGGATGGTAACCAAGGTGCGGCAGTCGGTACGACGATTGCCATGCTGGAGCAGGGCACCCGTGTGATGAGTGCGGTGCATAAACGAATGCACTATGCCATGCGGCAGGAATTTAGACTGCTGGCGCGGATCATGTCGGATTATTTACCGCCTGAATACCCCTATGCGGTTGTGAATGCTAATCGGGACATTAAGGCAAAGGATTTTGATGATCGGGTCGATATTTTACCCGTATCCAACCCCAATGTTTTTTCTCAGGCACAACGAATTACGCTGGCGCAGACACAGATGCAGCTTGCTACGCAGGCCCCTGAAATGCACAACCTGCATGAAGCGTTTCGACGTATGTATGAGGCGCTGGGGGTACGGGATATTGAGAAGCTGTTAAATACACCTTCTACGGACGAACCACAGCCCAAAGATCCGGCACAAGAGAACATTGATGCGTTGGAAAATACAGATCTAAAGGCTTTTAGCGGACAGGACCATGATGCCCATATTATGGCGCATTTGGTTTTTGGTACTTCTGGAAGTGTGCAGGGAATGCCTGCTATAGCTATTTCTCTACAAAAACACATCATGGAACATGCCAAGCTCAAAGCGCAGGAGCAAGCGGAAGTTATGTTTATGCAGCAGCGGGAAGCTGCGGGTCAGCAAGGGGCTGTTGATGAAGGTCAAGCACAATATGAGCTAGAGGCCTTAACGGCGCAACTGATTGCACAGGAAATGCAAAACTTGAAGGTGCTGAGTGATCAAATTGCGAACATGGGCCAGCAGGAAGGCCCTGATCCGTTGATCGCGTTGAAAGAGCAGGAACTGGCAATCAAGGGTCAGAAGAGTCAGGCGGACATTGCACAGGATCAAGCCGAATTGCAGCTTGACCAAACTAAGGAAGTTCGCAAGGGTCAGGAATTTCAACAACGTCTTGCGAGTCAGGAGGGGCAAACGAAAGCCCGTATTGATGCTGCGAGAGAACGTGAGATAATGCGTATACAGCAACAAGGTAATAGAGGACAATAATATGGGTGTGGTAAAAATTATCAGCGGCCCGGTTGAAGCGCCAAAACCGCAAAACAAGGCGGTCATTCAAGGGCAGGGCAGTATTCCTTATGCCAAGGCCACGAAGGAAAAAACGCCAAACATAGGGAAAGCTAAAATCACGACAGGTCAAAAGCGGGGTATGGGCGCTGCACAGCGGGGTGGCCGCTTCACGATTGCCTAGCCATGCCGCTTAAACGGGGTTCCAGTGATCAGACCATCAGTGAGAATATTCGACGACTGATGGACGAAGGTTATCCACAGAAACAGGCTATTGCCATTGCCACGCGCAATGCCGGAAAAAAACGTAAAGAAAAGAGGCGTAAGAAAAAAAGGTGAACCCTAAAAAGCTGGAAATCGGGAGTAAATTTGCCGAGTATGATTTAGATCAGGATGGCACAGTTACCGATGCCGAAATTGCACGCTCCAAGGAAATGTTGGAATTGGAACTTCGCGAAGAAAAAAGCGAAGCGCAAAAACGCATGGCTTGGTTATCCATAGCCAGCATGATTATTTTCAGCGCCTGTCTTTTTATGCCCATCGTACCCGAGAGCCGCGTCAATGCACTTGGCGAAATATTAGGACTTTTTTATATCGCGCAGGCAGGCATTGTCGGTGCATACATGGGTGTCACAGCTTGGATGAGTCGTAAATAATGCGAGCCAATTTTGATAAATGCCTTGGGTACGTGTTGGAACATGAAGGCGGCTATGTAGATCATCCTGAAGATCCCGGTGGTCGTACCAACAGGGGTATTACGCAAAAAGTTTATGAGAAACACCTAGACAGACCTGTTACCGAAGAAGAAATGAAAGAACTTCCCTTGGAACATGCCAAGGCTATCTATAAAAAGGATTACTGGGACAAGGTTTGTGGAGATAAACTGCCAGATGGCTTGGACTTTAGCATTTTTGATTGGGCCGTGAACTCTGGGCCGTCAAGAGCCGCTAAAGTTCTGCAAACACTTGTGGAGGTGACGCCGGATGGCGCTATTGGACCTTTAACACTGGCGGCTGTGCGTACGCATTCCACGGCGGATTTGATTAGTGAACTTAGCAAGGAAAGGGAATTGTTTTATCGACGGTTAAGTACGTTCAGTACTTTTGGTAAGGGCTGGTTGAACCGCTTGGACAAAACACAAAAACAATCTTACGAACTTCTTTTGGATGTACCCCTAACGCCCGTATAAGAATGGATCAGATACAAGCTGAAGTATTAAGCCCTTTTGGACCTCGTATATTAAAAACTACGATCCCGTCAGAAATGCTGGCGCTGCTTAACACGTCCTGTGACGCGCTTTTAGAGAGTGATCAACGTGAAGAACAGAACATTTCCAAAGATCTTGTTGGACACGTCCAAGAAGAGTTAGCCCACGATCTTGAACAAAGTCCTGCTTTAGGAACTATGCTTTTTACTTTAACAAAGGGCTTGTATGAGCATTGTGTACCGGATCAGTCTGAGGATATTGAGAAGCTGATTGTGCATAAAAGCTGGTTTGTTAGAGCATTTGAGAATGACTATAACCCAACGCATATGCACACGACGGGAAGCTATTCCTGTGTACTTTATTTAAAGGTGCCTGAACCAATATCGGACACAAACAATCGGTATGTGGGTAAAAAAGCCACGGAAGGCTATTTGGACTTTATTTATGGAACGTCTTTGGTCTGTTGCCCCGGAAACGTATGTGTACAACCTAAAGTAGGGGATTTATACATTTTTCCGGCATATCTGTTCCACACCGCGTACCCCTTTTATGGAGAGGGGGAGCGACGATCTTTTTCTGCCAACATGTCCTTGGGGGTGCGGGAAGTTGCGCCATCGGTATATTAGATGGAAGAAGATCCCGAACTTTTGAAAGCTACTGGGTTTGATGAGGCGATCTTAGGTATCACCTGCGTTCGCGGAACAAATGTGGTGGCATATGATTATGAAAAATGTGTAGATATCTTAAAAGAACAGGATGAACTCACAGAGGAAGAAGCCATTGAACACATGGAGTTTAATGTTGTTGGAAGCTATGTAGGAGAACGTACCCCGGTCTTTATTTGGAAGGCTGACGGATAAAGAAGTATGACCTACAAAGCTGTTCTAGGAAAAGACTGTAAAACCAAAAAAGAGGCGTATAGCCATTTTTGCGCTCTCAGGGACAAGATGACAGAAGCGTCCTGTCTTGGCAGAGAACACATCCTGACTGAAGAAACAATCATTAAAAAAAGCCAAATGGATAAGCTCTATGCTGATTACTTTTTTTGTAACAACCCTGATTGGTTTAAAAAGAAAATTGGGTTAGGTATCAAAGATTGGTTCTTTGGCCGCGATAAAGATGGCGGCGTTTGTTTGTGGATTCTTCAAAAAGAAGGTCCAAAAGAGACCTACCCAAAAGGATCGATAGAAAACTTATTTATTAAAGAGACAGATATCCCTTGTTCCGTATCCGCTAAATGGATGTTTAAATGTTTTGGACCCGGCGTGTTACTGACAGAAAACCCCCAAAAAAAACTAAAAAATGTTTTAAGGCATACGGTAAAGCCTCAAATACAAAAATTCAGGGACTCTGTAGAAGACAAGTGTCAAAGTTGTGGGAGACAAAGTCATGGGTTGGGGTTAGAGGTTGATCACACCCCTAATTTTTCAGACATTGCAGAAACCTTTCTAAAGCAACATGACCAAACCTTTTTAATAAAGGAGGTTGTTGATCTTGAAATCAAGCGCGTTAACGCTAATTACCCCCAAAGATGGCGGTTTAATGATGTAGCCAAGAAAATTAAAAAAGATTGGTGTGAGTACCATGAAAGCCAAGCTGTGTTGAGGTTACTTTGTGTCAGTTGCCATAAAAGCAAAACACATAGCAGAGGAAACTAATGGATTCTTTCGATATTGTTCAATTTGTCCAAAAAACAATTAGAGAACGTAGATCTGTTGTTATGGACGTACTGGAGAATAATGGTATAAAGTCCATGGAACAATATCGAGAACTGATGGGCGAGTTAAATGCCCTTAACTATATTTTACAGGAACTCTCGGGCCTGCTAGAAAAACAGGAGCAATTGGATGATTGAAGCTGTCCATGCTGTAGAAAACCTTTATGTTAAAGAAGAGGATCGCGTTTTAGATCCAACACTTCTTGATAAAACTCTTTTAGATCGAATGCCGCAACCGACTGGTTGGCGTATGCTTATTCTCCCATACCGAGGAAAAGGAAAAACGGAGGGAGGTATTCACCTACCAGATAAAGTGGTAGAGGAAAGCCAGATACAAACCGTTGTGGGATATGTCCTAAGACAAGGGCCTTTAGCCTACAGGGATAAAGAAAAATTTCCAGAAGGGCCGTGGTGTTCTGAAAAAGACTGGGTTGTTTTCCCCCGATATGCGGGTTCTAGGTTCAGAATCGAGGGGGGCGAAGTACGGATTCTTAATGATGATGAAGTATTAGCCACGATCCATGATCCCGATGACATTATTAATATCTAAGAGAGTAAAGCTATGGCAGAAATACAGCAAAAAGTACATGAAGCAGATAGTGGTCAGGTTCCATTGGAATTTGACGAAACAGCCGCGGAAGTAGAGGTACCTGTTGAATCGGAAGCTATTTCAGACGCGGAAGTCATTGAAGTTGAAGAGAAAACAGAACAAGAGGAATACGGGGCTTCTGTACAAAAACGTATTGATCGTCTCACGAGAAAAATGCGCGAGGCAGAACGTCAGAGAGAAGAGGCCCTAAGCTATGCGCAAAATGTCCAAACTGAATCAAAGGCGCTTAAAACCCGAATGCAACAACTGGACGCGGGTTATGTCTCTGAATACGGTGGCCGCGTCGAAGCCGAGCAACAACATGCCGAGGTTGAATTAAAGAAAGCAGTCGAATTGGGCGATGTGGATGCAACTGTAGCCGCACAAAAAAAATTAACGCAGTTGGCCGTGGCACAAGATCGTTATGAACAGGCTCGGATACAACAGGAACAACAGGCCGCACAGCAGGCCGCTTATGCACAGGCTCTTCAATCTCAACCCCAAACCCAACCACAGCCACAGGCTCCGCCACCTGATCCAAAAGCAGAAGATTGGGCTTCTCGTAATGACTGGTTTGGGAAAGACGAAGCCATGACTTTTGCGGCTTTTGGCATTCACAAGAAAATGGTGGAGTCTGAAGGATTTGACCCATTA